GGGGAGCAATGTTTGGCGTATAGTCTCTAAGGATAATGTTTCATTTGAAGAATCCCTATTCAGTTGTTTGCAAGCAAGCCATAGTGCAGTTTCTCTATCACCTGTTGGGCGATATTGTCCACCTTTAACTCTATAGCGTGGCTTGCGTAAAACCGTTTCCCTTATTTCAACAAACTTAACAACTAATTCAGCTTGAAGTTTCTTAATAATAAGGTACGGGATGAGTGCCTGACATATTTTCTTTACATCCTGTTGTTTGACAATCTGGATCTGAAAACTATCTTTCCAGTGAGCCAATCTCGTGCCACTAAATGATTTACTCTTAATCATAGGGCATCTGCCAGTAATGTCTTCAAATATGGCTTGACACTCCTGAAGCGAAGCATAATTAGTATTAACAACTTGGACAATAGGACGAATATGTTCAGTTCTACTTTTAGCCCTGCATGCATTTATTTTACAAAGCGTAACTGTTCCTTCTCCATCCATAAATCCTGCTAACCATACTATTCTTCGTTCTTCCATTTCATTCTTTCCTTGGGGTTGCCCTAATTGTAAAGGGTATTCCCCGATTTGGCCAAATTTAATGTGGACAACAATTTATCCACAAGTTTCCTCTCAATCTTTATACCCTTTACCCACTCTTTGTGAGTATAAGATACCCTATACTGACCTTCAAAATCCCCGTACCCAATAGTACCTGAGAATTCTTCCAAATCACCTAGGCCCCCGAGAGCATAATCGTACTCTACGGCTTTTCCAGACTTCTCCATACCGTAGATCTTATCGATTTGGCTATCAGGTAGGTTGTACTCGTCTACGAAAACTTTGCGAAGCCCTGGATCTAACAGGTACCCAAAGTTTTCAGAAGCAATTACACCCATAGTAACCTCCTTTTAATTTCGTACTACTTTTATGCTACAGTTGGAAATGTACCTCCAGAACCCAATAATAGATGTTCCAAGAAATACAAATCACCATACAGATGAGCTGTAGCCGCATCATAAGTCTGTCCCGAATTTCTCTCAACCTTGAGAGGCTCCATTGGTGTGTTTTTATCTTTGATGTAATTCGCTAAGACTATAGCAGCACCAGCACCAGTTGCAGGAGTACCCCAAATCTGAGTACCCAATATGGTACTTACTTCAGAAAGATCAATACTTCCACCAGCAGCATCACCACAGAACTCCTTCTCAAGAACGATAAATGTATCAGAGGTATTAGTCCCTGCCATATTATCGTCATAACCTGAAGCCGCAGTTACACTGGTTGTAGAATTGCTTAGACCTATCTGGAATAAGTTACCTGCTCCACCAGCTGTTGATCCAACATCTGTAACATAAACCCAATCACCTTCTCTATCAGTTGTAAAAGTAGCGGTAACATCTTTACCAGTTGACGAAGCTGCGGTATTAACAGTGTCATCAGTAGCATTCTGTGAATATTCTGTTATCCATACAGCCATCGGATTGATGATAACTTTGATGTAATTACTTACACCAGTACTTGGCTCAGTTCCTGAAACAGTTGTTCCAGTTAACCCAGAATAATGAGCATCGTAGTCATAGAGTTCATTAGTAACACCAATGACAGCATCTAAGACATCCCCATCAGCATTCTGTAAACCAAACCTATTTGCACCCTCTCTACCTACTGGGGCACCCTTGAGTATATCAGAAGTACCTCCAACTACATAGTCACGGATGATTGGTTCTGCTCTTGCTAGATCATAATGATATTTCACTTTACTCCTCCTTTTTTAGTCCTCCCTTGGTTCCACGCATCAACTATACGTTGAAACCTATTCTTTTTAAAAGGTGCATACGGATGTTTGCCACCATCGTAGCCTGGAGGTGCACCAGAGATATCGTACTGATACGTCATCCCACACTTTCTACAGCGATAACGTTTCCTAAATCTTCCGATACTCTCAATGAACCTATTAGCTTCGGAGTCGCAAACAGGGCAGGTTAGCCTACCCCGATATGCTCCCTTGTTCATGCCTCTTGGCATTAATCCACCTCTTGGAATAAATAACCCCATAACAGCCTCCTATGCTTTCATATGTTTTAGATATTCATCCTCTGGAATACCCAATGCCGCAGCAGCAGTTTTCTGCTCTGAGGTTAACTGAGTAGGCTTCGGTTGAATAGAGGCACTTGCTGTACCTACTGGCCCCAAGCCCTGGACTGCTTCGCCACGTCTGATCTTATCCAAAAGGTCTTTCTGGACCTTCTGAGTAATCGTATCAACATTCTGACCTCTCACAGCGTAATAAGCTAAGTCAACGACACCATTCTTGGATCGTTGATTCAATGGTAATCTATTGAGGTATGCTTTGATCTCAGGTCTATAGGTCATATAGTCTGGGAACTTCTTCATAGCATCACTTTCCTGGTTGTCAATCTGAACACTGACTCCATCATACCATTGCATAGCTAGCTGTAACTCAGTCTGCATTGCTTTACGTGGATCTTGCTCCCATAGATTATCCAATTGTTCAGTAACATTCTGCTGACCTGGCGTAGTTGGTGTTGGAGCAGTTGGCGTAGAAACTGGATTACCCAAATGGTCATACTGTACGTTTGTACCTACAACACCCTTTAAGACATCCAACTGGACTTGGAGAGCTTGACGCTTATCCCTCTCCTCATGCAAAGCTGTAATAGGAACTGTCTTACTTGCATCATTTGGATCAGGCTGTGCTACACCTGGTGCACCTGGTTTAACCGCCGCAGGTGTGGGCGTTACACTCGGTGTTACGTTCCCTTGAGCGTTAGGGTCCTGGCTGGGATCAGGAACTACTACTCCAGCTTTAGGATCTACTGTCATAACTTCTCCTAGTTTTGCAGGATATTAGCGGCTATCCTGATTGCCGAACAGGGATAAAGTCCCTGGGCTTCACGACTCCCTATCAACAACATCTTGAGGTATACGTTTACACTCCTCTAAGTTGTTAAGGCGATGCTGCCACTCAGCTACATCCATTGGAGTACACGTTCTCATCTGCCGATAGGTTGCTTCTATACGATCGTCTATTTCACTACAAAATTCTTTCCACAGCATAGTCTGCTGCATTTCTTTGGCCCCACGTTTTGACATTGACATTATGCACCTGCCCCCGCAGGTTGTTGTGATTGTGCTTGTCCACCTTGTTGCCCCTCACCTTGAGGATGTGGTCCAAGCATCTCTTCTTTAATAGCCTCTGGATTTGCCCCTTCAGCTAACCGTTGCTGTATACGCTGTTGATCCTCTGGACCTAACCCATTCTGCGATGACTGTTGTTGCGGAACCAATAGTTTCTGTATATCTTTGAATCCCATTAGCTCTGCAATTCGTTTGTTAAGCTCCTGTCTGTTTACCGTTGGATCCTGCATAGTAACCTCTTTGAATCTCAAGAGCTGTCCAACCTGAACTTCCTTGTTCATAGTTTCAGATACGCCCGTTGGAATGAAGAATACCTTTGCCTGGATCTCCTCTGGTGTTATCTTAATCGGTTCCATCTGACCACTCTTACCAGTAATCATAACCCATTCCTCATCAGTCATAAACTGCTTGAGGTTAGAGAAGAAGAACATAGCGATCTGTTGAATGAAATCTATCTCCATCTTGCGTAAGACTGGTCTGAATCGCATACCTGCGGCCCCTTGCAACATCTGGATACCCATTGCTGTTCTATGAGCCCCTTGTTCTCCTGGCATAAGATGAGCCGTTGCACCAGTCGCCTCCCTGAAGTCATTCTTCGCAATCTCCTCCTCCTTATATGAACTCTGCGTAACATCAGGTATTTCCATCCAACGCAAAGAAGTAACAGTATCTGATACTTTGTGCCACTTACCAGGTTGTGAGATACCAAGTTTCTTAGTGTTGATAAGTGGGTCATTCCCATTATAACACCCCTGTTTATTTAAGACTAAGTCAACGTTGTCTAATCTCTGGTTAACTATCTTATTAACCCGTTCCTGAGTAGATTGACCAATCTGTCCTATGCCTACACCAAACCAAGATGGTTTAGCATCTACGAACAACTTAGTCTTACAGAACGGAGGTAATTGATGATTGTATGGATTAGGTATCCCACGAATCTTAACCTGCCTGTTAATCATAATTATATGGTACGGTATTGCTTTCTTAGTAACAACATTACCATTATTCTCATAAGACTCATCCCACGGCCCATAGTATTCAACGATCTCATATTCATCCCAAGGCTTAACTTGATAAGCCTTCCCTAAGTCTTTAGTAGCAAATGTAGGCTTAGAATTTAATGCCTTATCAATATCATCAGTATTCCAATTAGGATTATCCTTCAGGTTCTTCAGGAACTCAGCATCACAGAAACGTCTACGTATGAGAGGCAGGCCGTCATCCATACGCAGTTTAGCTGGATGCGGGTACATCTCAAAGAAACTGATAAATTTGGCATCAGGACGACTCTCAATAGGAGTATAATATCTCTCTCCCTTATCACTTATCTGCCACCCTTTCCTAACTAACCAAGTTCCACCTTCAATGTAACCTGTACCAAATAGAGTAGTCTGACCGAGCATGGGGAGTGCTTCACCCTGAACATCTGCTACACGAAAAAAATGCTGTAGTAAACCCTTGATCCTAATACCCTGTTCTTCAGGAGTATCACCTTCTACAACAACATCCAACGGGGCATCAGTGGGGAATAAAGCCGTAAATAATCTGGGAGTAATAGTCTGTTCACCCTCAACCATAAGAGGAACATGGACAGCATTCTGCCAGGAGAAGGAACGTTTAGGAGCTTTATTAGTCCAAGAGTCATACACTTTCTCCGCCTTACTAAACCTTGGAGAATGGAATTGTTCATACCTGGTAAACTCACTCTTAACATACTCCACCATTGGATCTTTGCCCCCACCCAGTATCTTCTGTATAATATTAGCCATTTTTAACTCCCCTTATTTTATTATTATGTCCTTCACTTACCACCATTCTTAATAAGAATAACCATATCATCAAAGCGCTTATCCATATGTCGCTCTAATGTTGTAATACTGTCTTTCATTCCCGTAACTGCAGTATGGCAAGTATCCGTGAATACTACATCTTTGAATTTACCATTGACTTTATCCTCGGTCCGATTGTTTATTACGTTGACATACTTAATAAATCCTAGCAATAATATTATTCCACTTATGCTTCCTAGTGTGGTAATTGTTGTTTGCATTATTGCTCCTTTATTTTGTATGTTCTGAACAGTAGTTATTCATAGTTAATTGCCTAATATCTGGGATGGATAGGATAGAACGGTTTCGCCAACTATGGTTGAATTTGCATTTGCATCTACTCCCGTACCGTCATTGCCAGTCGGGACTGCTTTAAATACTGCACCGTTAAGGTTAGTTCCTGCTGGGTGTTCATCTAAAGACCAATAATCTACTAAACTTGCATCATTTTGGGGATAACCCTTGAGTCTCCCATTACAAAAAGAATCTATTTGTGTTGCTGACCAGATAGAAGCGCTAAGAAAAAATTCCGTAATTTCTCCATTAAAGAAATCTGTAGGTGTACCATCCCATAGAATAGCGTGTCCAATCCCCACTATTGAATCAGTTGTTCCAATACTATCAAACCCTAATGTGCGCCCTGCATTAGAACCATCTGAAGTAGAACCATCAACATAAATATTCGTTCCTGCTGTACCATCTATGGTTATGACTATACAATGGTTTCCAGAAGATATATCTACTGTTGTTTGAATACTTGTATTTCCATTATCTATATCATCCCAAACCCAAAGATTTCCGCTTGTATCTGCACAATGAAATCCCCACCTATCATTTTGGCTTTTTCCTATTGAAAATATATAATTATCTGCTGGATTAGCATCTTTAGTCCAACAACCAATGGTAATGGGGGTATCTATAAAAAGTGAGGCATTATTACCTAAATTTATATAGTCTGCATCGCCATTGAAATCTACACCACCAAAACAAACTACGGGGATAAGGAGTAAACTAAATAATATACTAAAGTATCGCATCCAGTTCATCTTTCTTTGTATCTATTTGTGTATCAAGAGTAACAATCTGCGGGTCATAGGTAGTGTGTAATCCCGTAACCAACACACTTGTCTTGTCCTGTGCAATTTTAATCTTATCGTTCATTTCCGATGCTAAACCCTTGCGTTGTTTTTCCAGCTTATCAAGTTCATCTTTAATCTTTAACTTATTAACAACACCTTTTAAGATGTTTTCTTCTTCTAGGGTAAACATATTTCCTCCTTGTTAAATTCTTGGTATCTTTAATCTTAATGCTACTAAGTGTGCGCCATTTGTATGAGTGTCCGCACCATTGTCCGCATCCCTTGAAAATCTCAATACCGCTAAATCACCTGCGGCAATACTATCTATGCTTGAAGTATCCATTGTTATTAACGCTGTATTAATTGCATAGGCGGCAGACTTGTC